GAAATCCTCGTTGATTCCACAGAACCAGAGCATATCTCAACGCTTATGGAGGCTTCCGAAGTGGCCATGAAGCGCAAGCGACCACGAACAAAGAACCCCTCTAAGCCTTCACGAAAGGAGCGCAGAGAGGCAAAGAAGGCCGCAAAGAAGGCCGCTAAGGTTGCCCGTCTTGAGGCTAAGATGGAGCGAAAACTGAACGCACTACGAGGTGTTAAGGATGAGTAAAAGCGGTGATTGGGCTTTGAGAGAAGAAGAAAAATCAATCCAAAGATTTGAAAATGAGGGGGAATATCAAAACATGATTAATGAAAAAAGAAAGGAAGCAGAAAACTCGGTGAAGAATCACTTTAATGAAATCTTGAAGCGACGACTAGAATCTACTAGTGTTCCTTATCATAAACTTCTTGATGTCGCTTTTGATGATGAAGAGTTTCATCATACAATTTGGAATGCATCAACGGTAATTTTGCCTGGACTTGAAGTTCAAGTCGTTATTGATGGAAACAACAAGTGTTTCGTTTCAACCGGAACGCCTGGATTTGTTGATTTTTTTGAGCCACCAGTAGGTATGTCTCTGCCTATTCGTTGTTGGATTCATACGCATCCATTTGGTTCTGCTTACTTTAGTGGAACTGATATTAGAACGGTTTCTATTTGGGAACCATACATGGAATCCGCTTATGTTCTTGGCGGTGAACAACATTACGGTCGTTGGGATAAGGTAAATCCACAACAACTTCTAATTTACGAAGATAACGAATTAATCAGACAACAGACTTGGGAAAAGAAAGAAGAGGAGGAATGAAAATGGAAGGTAAGCAAAATTACAAAGCAATTAAGAAAGGACTTGGAACGACTTATAAGAGGCAGGAAATTCCTGTTTCTTATGAAAGCATGACTGTTAGGGATAGGATTGTGCGTCACAACCAAAACCATCCCAATGATTCTAACCGCAAGAATCCTGAGAAGGGAGTCCAATGGTCAAAGAAGAATGCACGAAAAACTCAGCGTGAAAAGAATCTTGAAGAGTTTTACAATACGCATGTTTATACTTGGATTTCTGAAAACAGTCGAGCATGGGTGGCAATTCCTTCGGGGGAAGAAGAATGAAGGCTATTGGTGATTGGGTTCTAATTGAGATTGAAGACACTTCAACTGGCGGTATTATCGTTAAGAACGACGGTGTAGGTATTTGTCGTTCTGCACCAAGTATGCCAGAAATTGAAAACAAAAAAGTGTTGTTTGACTTCTCACAGAAGTTTCATGAACATGAAGGACATGTCGTTATTCTCAAGAATTTCGTCATGCTTGCTTTGGAGGAATGATTATGTGCGGTGCTATCTCAACGCCATGCAAAATGGATAACTGTTCCAATTTCACGAAGGAAGTGTATTGTGCTTCTTGTAAAGAAGTTATTGAAGTTTATGAAGCAAACATGGCTCATCTTACGGGGGTTTGAAAATGATTATAAAAGGAAAAGAAGTAAAAGAAAAACTACTACAAGGAATTAATTTGGTTGCTGATACGGTCAAACCTACACTTGGCCCACAAGCCAAGACAGTTATCTTACAAGGTAATCCACCTGTTGTTATCAATGATGGTGTGACTATTACCAAGTATGTTTCCCATGAAGACCCTTATGTTCAAATGGGTGTTCAATTGGTGCAAAACTTGGCTAGTAAAGCACAAGAAGGTTCTGGTGACGGAACGACTACTGCTTGTATTCTTGCTCAAGCCTTCTGTAATGAATTGTTTAAGAACGAAGATAATTTGACAGCACATGACTTTAATCTTTTGATGGAAACTCTGCGTGAGAAAACAATCAATTTCTTAGATGAAATCTCTTACACCGTAAATGATAGTGATATTCTTAATGTTGCTACTATTGCCGCAAACAATGATGCTTCTCTTGGTCATTTGATTCAAGAAGCATTTAATACTGTTGGCCGTGATGGTGTGAGTACTGTTGAAGAATCCAACAATTACACTACTGAACTTATCCTTAGAGAAGGAATGGAAGTCCCTGAAGGCTATATTAGTCATTTGATGTGTAACACCGAAAGCGGTAAGGTTGAATTTGAGAATCCTTTGATTTTCCTTTCAAATATTCCTTTCCGTTCATTCAAGGATTTGCTTCCGATGTTGGAATATGCTTCTTCAAATGGTCGTCCATTGTTGGTTCTCTGTAAAGGTATGGAGAGTGCGGCATTGAATAACCTTTTGATGAATCTTATCAATAAAACTGTTGAATGTGCGGCTATCCTAGCACCTAACTTCGGTGATGCTCAGATTGATGAATTGTCTGATATTCAAGCAATTGTCGGTGGTAACATCTTTAATCTTGAAAGCAAAGATAATCCACAGTCTGTTGTTGCATCTGACTTCGGAACATGTGATAAAGTTATTATTACAAAAGAAACAACCACCTTTATTGGTGGAGAAGGTGATGCAGAAGCACGAATCAAAACTTTGAAGGAAACTCTTTCTGACATGAAAGGTTATGATGCGGCACGAATTAAATCCCGTATTTCTAGATTAAAGGGAGGCGTTGCCACAATCAAGGTTGGTGCTTCTTCATCAATTGAAATGCGTGAAAAGAAAGAACGGCTTGATGATGCTCTTAATGCAACAAAGGCTGCTCTTGAAGAAGGTATTGTTGTTGGTGGCGGTGTTCCTTTCATTCGCCTTTCTCATGCTATTGATGCACCTGATTGGTTTAAGAAGTCTGTTGTTAAACCTTATCGTGTTCTTTTGGATAATGCAAACTATACTGAGCAAACCCGCGTTGTTGATTTTGAAATTCAAAAGACAATTGATGGAACCAATCCCAATTGGGGATTCAATGCTGTTTCATGCCAACATGAGGATTTGTTTGAAGCAGGAGTATTTGACCCAGTAAAAGTTTCCAAGAACAGTTTCTTGGCGGCATTGTCAATTGCTCAGTTGTTTTATTCAACAGATGTAGCAGTATTAGTGGAGGAATAAATATGGAATGCTCTATCTGTAAAAGAAGCATGTTAGGAGAACATTTAATTGACGGGGACTTTTGCCCTGATTGTTGGGAGGCTAAAAAATGAAGAAAGCAATTACTGTTGTATTACCTGCACCTCACAAGGCACAGATTAAATGCCCTATTTGCACTGGAAATAAGTGCCATGTCTGTAAAATGACAGGACACTTAGCAATTGATGTTGCGCCAAAGATTCCAATTCAAAGAGCACATATTATTAAATATGTTGCAGAAAACCTACAAACAGTAGCAGTTGAATTGACAAAAAAATATGGTTTGACACCCGAAGTAAATACCGTTGAAGTGCTTGAAGTAAATAGCGCACAATTTGAAATTGTTCAAGTATCTTCTCTTGGCGGGGTATGTTGGATTGTTAATCGTTTGGACGAATTAGAAGTCCCAAGATACTTTACATCTAATCAAGAACTAGAGAAGTTTAAGCAGGGGTGGATGAATTGACAGATGAATTAGAAGTAAAAGGAACGATTGTTCGTAATGCTACACAAGATTGTAAAATCAAGATGGGCAAATACTGGAACATCGAAGTGGTTGACATTCGCTGGTATAATAGCGATAAGCCAACCAACAAAGGCATTCGCCTTAACAAAGAAGAAGCAAAAACATTATTAGATATTTTAAGGAGGGAACTCAATGACGGAAAGAACGAAAATTAGTGAATTACAAGCAAAGAAATCAGTTAGGAGAGCAAATCCGAAACGACAATGGGGGCAATCATACCGTAATATGGATTCTCTTTTTCATTTTCGTCAGTTTGCTGGAGATTTGGTTGATATGTATGCCCAGTATATTGAGCAAAGAATGCCTATTCCCCCAGGAAAAGGGAGAGGTAGTCGTGTTCAATATCCTCATGTTGAAGCCGCATTTACGCAACTATCTAATGTAATTAGAACGCACATGTTAAATGAATTGAAAGGTGGAGGTGAAGAAGAATGAATAAACTTTACTTGATTACAACCAATGATAAGAAATTTGATGCTTGGTCTAAGGAGTGTAAGAAGAAACTTAAGGGAGCCGTTCTTGACCATTTCAATTCTGGTTATGCAGAAGTTACAAATGGTAACTATCTGGTAAGGGCCTCTTTTGTCTGCTATTGGGAAATTTATATGAATAATTCATTAGCACGACTAGCACCTGCAATTACGCAGGCTTCTATGGTTCACATGCTACATCGTTTTATTGAGATGGGAAAACACGAAGAAGCACAGGTTGTTCAGCAACTTATCTTTAATTTCCTGCGACTTCTACAAAACATGGACGAAGGGATGGAAGAACATGAAGAAGAGTGATTGGGTATATTTGGCGGGAGCCATGTGGAAATATGCCGAACAAAACGAAGGCAAAGTCAGTCGCCTTCTTAAAGAACTGATTATTGAAATAAATAAAAATAAAGGAGTGATTATAAATGACATGGGAAAACATGAGCAGAATGCTGGAAGCGACGGACCAATTAGCCCCGACTCAACAGATAAGTCGGATTTCCAAGGACTTGGACAGTTTTAATACAGATGGTAATACACCTTCTCTTGTATTGCAGATTCTTGACAAGGATAAACTTGAAGCGAATAGTCTTGGTCTTGCTAAGGCTAAGAAATGGGTTGCTAAAATCTTTGATGTTTTTGATGATGAAATTGAAGGTATGCTTTACGCACATAATGATTTGGGCGAAGCAGTTTATCACCTTGATTCATCAGCAGAAAGTCAGCGCAATTTTTCAGTGCAATATGTTCTTCGTCTGTTGAACATGAACTGCGGTCGTATTGAATCTAATGAATTTGATATGATTGAAGAATCAATTTTGGCTATGTCTGCTAACGCACGACGATGGTTCATTCGGTATTTGCTTAGAACCCCTCGGAATGGAATTAACGATGGAACAGTAGCAAAGATTATCGCCAAGCACTACAATAAGAAACAAGCAGATGTGAAGAAACATTTGAACTTCAATGATGTGCAGACGGTTTGTTTTGCATATAGTCGTGGTGGTGTTCCGCATTGTGCTTTAACTTACGGTAAGTTTGTTAAACCGATGCTCGCTAAAGAAGTACCGATGAATAAGTGGCCTACTGATTTTGTTGTTGATTACAAATACGATGGGAACCGCTATCAAATTCATATTGATGGTGATAAGACTATGATTTTCAACCGTAAGGGTAAGATTGTTACTAATCAATTCCCTGATGTTGTTGAATTGGTTCAATCTTATGATGTAAAGAATGCTATTCTTGACGGTGAAATCTATCCTATCTTGGAAAATGGCGCACCTGCACCACATAAACAAATGGGAACGAGGGTCCATTCAAAGAATGTCCAAGAGGCTATGGAAAGAGTGAAGGTTGAATGGGTTATTTTTGATTGTCTTATGTTGAATGACGAGACAGTTATGGATATGACCTACTCAGAACGATTGGAGAAGATGAAAGACCTACCTAACCAAGCCCACCGAATCACCGAAGGCGACATTATGGCTTTTTACCATGACGCAATTAACGAAGGGTTTGAAGGAATCATTGTTAAGGATGCAACCCAACCTTATCAATCAGGAAAACGCTCTGTTTCTTGGGCTAAATATAAGCCGCCGCAGATTAATCTTGATGTTGTTGTGCTTTCAGCAAAGTATGGTGAAGGAAAGAGGTCAAGTGTTTTCGGCACTTACGAGTTAGGTGTGAAGGCAGATAATGGTTTTCATAGTGTCGGCTGGTGTGGAACCGGCTTCTCGGATGGTGATTTAATTGGCCTTACCAATACCCTACGGCGTAATGTTGAACAATTCAAGGACGGCGTTTTCAGTTTTTCACCTGTCGTTATTCTTGAAGTAAAGGCTGATTTGATTAGTCGAGATGAAAAAGGAAACTTGGGCTTAAGGTTCCCAAGATGTGTCCGTATTCGTGACGATAAATTCGTCGCAGATATTAATACCTTAAAAGATGTGGAGAGATTAGAATGAGTAATACCAAACCAAATTATATTGCAGACTTTGTTGGGAGAGTTAGGAAGATTGATAACATGACTCTTAAAGAGGTTAATGACCATTTGTTTATGCTTTCTAGCGAAACTAAGTGGAGACATAAACAATTGAAGGCTCTCTATACTAGAAGGTCTATCTTAATGAAAGAACCTATCGAGAAAGATAAACCCACCCGTAAAATGTTAGAGTGGATTAAATACAAACAATACAAGCCAGAATCTGAAATGCGCTACAAACAGATTCTTGAACTATGTTTAACCATGTTTGATGATGATAAGGCATCATTGGAATTGATTGAGGCTATTTTGAGGCAGGTGAAAGCAGAATGATTCAGCAAGGAGAAATGACGATTATTGACACGGTTACTTATCGTTGTCTTAAAGTGGATGAAGAAGGATATGCTCATCTGAAGAATATCCTTCATGAGCAAGGAAGACCTAAACTGGTTTTACAGAAGTATTGTCCTTATGTCAAGGATGGTAAAATAATTATTCCTGAGAAGCCTGTCTATCAAAGAGCCAAACCTACAACAAAAGTCAATGTCACGCAATTAATCAAAGAGAATACTGATTTACAAGTTTCTAATGAAGCCAAGTATTTCATTACTCAATGGGTGGAAACCGCTATTTCCAATCTTGTGAACAACGCAGAAGAAAATGCTATTAGGCGTGGTGACTCTCGCCTAACTGCGGCCCACTTCTTCTGGTTGGAAACTAATACAGCACCCAATGGATATTGGCCTGAAAACACAGAATATATTCAGGACTGAGTTAGATGTTTAACGACTCCGAAATAACCAATTGGTTAAACCAATATGGGGTTGTTACTAGTTTTAATTTTATTGCTTACGGTTCTCTAAGTGACGACGATAAGGACTTATTAATTAAAGGTCTTGTAGTGAGACTTACCCCAATCGTGGAAAAAGGAAAGATGGCGGTTCTCTATGATGACATAGATGAAGAAAAGGCAGTAGCAACCAATACCTTTCAAGGAACATCACTTAACTTTCTATTTGCTGGAGAAATAGATGAACAAACATCTTTGATTATTGAGAACACTATTTTGGAGGGACTTGCATACCTTAGATACAAAGGTGATTTCCTTGCTGTAAATAGGAGTGTTTCCAATGTATAGTCGGGAAATGCTTAATGGTATTTTGCTTTCTCTAGCAAAGATGGATTTTATTATTGAAAGGAAAAAAGAATCAAAGATGGGCTATGTTGTTAGATTAGGGCTTTCTATTAGAGCAGATGAAGATTTTTTACTTGGTGTTCAGCGTAGTCTATTACAACATGAAATCACATCTTCTTACAAAGAAAAAGAGAGCAAAACTAGACCAAGACCTATTCTAAAGATAGGCGGCGTTAAGAACCTATACAAGATTGTTCAAATGACGCCAAACTTACCAGATGCAAAAAGTGAATGGACCGTTCTAAGAGAATTAGTTGATTTGCTATCAAATGGTGAGCATCGCAACGCAAACGGATTAGAAAGAATTTTTGAATTAAAAGGGGTAATTTAATGGGATTGACCAATTACAATAAAGAAAGAGCAATATTACTAACAGGAAAACACGGAACAGGTAAATCAACGAAAGCAAGAACATTCGTGAACGACCCTATCGTAATGTATGCTAATGAGATTGACTTTGATGTTACCTGTTTTCCAACAGAAAATGGTATCATCATTGAAGATGTTCATTACAAGCCGGACAAAGATGCAATATTGAAAATCTTGCGTTTTTACAAAGGTCAAGTTGTTTTGACTTCTCTTAATCAGAAAAGCGTTCCTAAAGAGATTGTTGGAATGTGTAAAATTAAAAGGGCAGGAAAGACTAACTTTCTCGCTGAAGAATGTGCCAAGGTTGCGCCACATTCGGAGCCACCGCTATCTTACGAGCGTGACACTTATTCATTAGTCTATGAATATTTGAAGGAACCTAACCGTGACAAGATTAAAGATTTGCTTTTGTTTAATAAACCAGCAGATACTCAGATTCTTTCATGGTTGAGTGAAAACATGCACCCCAACCGGCTAATTTTCGTGGACGGTCAAGTGAAAAGGCGTTGGAGTCAGCGATATTTCTATGAGATGTTGGCCTATGCCTATCAAGGAAACATGGTAGGTCGTTTGAATATGCCTAAACGAAGAACCTATTCTAAAATTCCTACCTTATCTAGAAAGTTAGGAGTAAAGAATCCTAAGCATCTTGAACAATTATTGAAGGATGAAAACTTCAAAGAATGGGCAAAAAAGAAACTTAATCATGCGGAATGTCGTATGCTTAAGATTGGAGAGAAAAGAAAAAGAAAGAAAACAGACCCAATTGTGGTCGAACAGAAATCATTGGAGGAATTTTTTTGAGTTCTAAACACTTAATTATGAAAATAGAAGAAATATAAAAAGAAGAAAAACTGACAGTTAATGCGATTATGGGTAAATTACAGGAAAGCCCTCCCAAAAGAGGTAAGTCATTTACTTATAATCAAATCGGACAAATTATGCGACGAAAGCAATTTGCTAAAGATGGTTGGTGTAATTCAACCAATAGGCAAATTTGGACTTTGGCGGAGGAATAAAAATGCTATGGACAGAAAAATATAGACCACAACGACTAACGGATATTAAAGGACAAGAACATTTTGTTATGGATGCGAGGACTTGGATTGACGAAGGAAACATTCCAAATCTACTATTATATGGAAATCCAGGAACAGGTAAAACTGGGGCGGGATTAGTTGTAGCAAGAGAGGTTCTTGGACCTAATTTTAAGGATAACTTTGTTGAAGTAAATGCGTCTGATGATAGGCGTCTTGAAAATGTTCGTACTACTATCAAAAACTACGCACAAAGCGGCACTATCGGAGATGTACCTTTTAGAATTATGCTACTTGACGAAATGGACGGAATGACTACTGATGCACAGAACGCATTAAAGCGTATCATGGAGCGTTATGCGTCAAACATTCGTTTTATTATTACCTGTAATGATAGAAATAAAATCATCTTTGCACTTCAAAGCAGATGTGCTAACTATCATTTCAAACCTCTTTCTAATGAGGCCATGCAAGATGTATTGTCTTCAATCCTCAATCGTGAAGGAATAACTCGATTCACGGCAGAGGAAATGAAGCCCTTTATATATTCTCTTCATGGTGATTTAAGGCGAGGGATAACCGAATTACAAGCGGCGAAGGCTAGTAATTCCCCTCTTCAAAAACAACTTGAAATTGGTTTGACTGAATATAACGAATTGTTAATATTAATTACTAATAAGAATGGAAATGCACTCAGCAAAGTTCACGATTTCTTGTATGACGGTAAAACGGTTAGAGATATTTGTATTGGATTACACGATGCCGTCATTAATGCAGATAATTTGGACTCAGCAACGAAATTTAAATTCCTACGGACATTAGGCGAAAGCGAATGGCGTTCTAACACAATGACCCCTAAAGTGTTAGTATCATGGATGATGGGGCAACTACTGTAAAAACAAAAACAAAAAAAATGGAAGTGAAAAACATGGATATGAAACAGCAAATTGAAGAAGGTGCAAAAGTCATTGGCTTGAGCATCGAAGAAGCGACGAGCAAATTGGAAGAGATTTGTTCCGAAAACGGCATTGAATCGTCTAACCCTATTGCTTTGGGTCTTTGGCGTAACTTTGTCGCAAATACCCGCCGAGCGCAAAAGTCCGGTGATGATAACAAAAGCGGAGATTCCTACTACAAAGCAGCCTTTGGTTTCTTTGTATCTCTTGACGCACCACGCGATATGATGAGTTGGAACCGAAACCGAGCGAAGGAAGAATACCTTCGTGACGAAGATAATGCTTTAGAAAAGGGTATTGTAGCAGTTGCTACCGAGAATGCTCTTGGTAAATTCACCATCTCCCGTTATTTCAACGGTAAGTATGAGGAAAAGATTTCGGCAAAATTACCAGAAGGTGCAGAAGTGCTTGAAGATGGCCGCATCTATATCCCATTAGATGCTACGGCTACTTATCAAAACGGTGGTAAGAATAATAATTACGGTCGCCCTCTTCCTAAGGAACAATTCCGAAGAACGGGTATCTTCTTCGGTTCTCTTGGAACTGGAGAAATGAAACCTTACTTCTTTTCTTACAAAAATCAGGCAGGGGTTGACTTTGCACCAAATACTTTTGAGTGGGTGCATTTCTTGTGTATCGTTTCTAATGATGAAACTGCCATTTATGGTGCTAAGGACTTGACTCTCAGTAGTCTTTCCCTTAACGATGAGATGGACACCTCAAACGACCTTTACCGTGATATGTCTTCATTTAACTTTGAAGAATGCCTTCAACAAAACTTTGACAAGCATTTGGTTCCTCTTGTTGAATTGGACCGAGCGCATATTGAAATGCAATCGTTCCCATCAAGGGAGCGTTTCGTTGTTACTGATGGAACCGTCTGTAACATGAACATGACGCCAACAAAGAACGGAAACCGTATCATTAACCTCACGGATTTGAATGCGGAAATTTCTTACGATGACGATGCAATTACCACTTGTTGGATTCCAGAGCATTTGACTCTTGATTTCGGCATTGGTTCTTCTGTTATCGTTGTTGGCCGAACAAGCCAAAGAACGACCGATGAAGGCGTTGAACCTGTTACAATCAATGTGGCTGGTTTGTATTGTGTGATTCGTCACGGTTCTGCCGTTGAAGTCGCACAACCTGTTGAAGAGGACTTTGACTGGTTTTAATTAGGCCATTGGCCTAATTGTGTAGTCGTTGGCGATAATGACGGCCATAGAGGTGCGAAGCCTCGGAGTTGATTTTATGAAAAATTTATATAATGATAGATACTTATTGAAGAGTAATAGTTATCTTGTTGATTTAGTCAATGTAGATTTTATTACTTGGAAAGAAAACGAAAATGAAGCAGGTAATTACTGGGTTAAATTGCATGTCGGGACAAAAGAAGCCCGATATATTTGTGATGGCTTAGATGAATTACACGAACTAATTACAGCATGGACAAACCTGCGTGGTAAAACAATTAAAGAAATGGAAAAAGAAGATTTAATTTGGTGATAATATGGGATTAACTAGTGGAAAAACAAATACGGCAGTTAGTGATGAAATGAACAACAATGCAAGAGTTCTTGCATTTGAAGGGAAACTCAAGAAGCAAACTGATGGACGAAAGGCTCGAAAGAACAGACTGATTTGCGGCATTTGGGGAGAACCAAAGACCGTTAAGAGTGGTTTGGCTCTTGACTTCCCAGATAAACAGATTTATGTTCTTGATTGGGATGATGGTTGCGAACCTACTTGGCGTCAGAATCATGAAATGACTGATAGAATTACTCTTTGGAATCCCGAAGTCCGTAATCAAAATGGTGAATTAGATATTCAAAAGTCTGAGGCAAACTCAGAAGATTTTGTTTTGTTTGTCAAGTCAAAGATTGCTCAAGGTGAGAATGTTCTCTTCGTCTTTGACGGTATTGATAAGTGGCTTGACTGTTGCACCTTGCATGTTACTGGGTCTTCCAAGATTGGTAAGCCTCAAAAGATGAAGTTTGAATGGGGTAAGCGTAATGCTCCTTTCTATTCTCTTCTGAATATGTGTAAAAACCTTAACTGTGACCAAATCTACATTACTCACGCTAAGGCTGATTATGGGGCTACTGGAGAAGTCATTGGTCAAAAACCAAATTGGCATAATTGGGGCGATTATCTGCACCAAGTTATCTCTACTCGAAGAACCCGAAAAAAGAACGATGTTGCTTACAAGGCTGAATTACTCAGCAGTAAGACCAATACTTCCCTTGTTGGCAAAACTTGGGAAACTCTCATCGTTGGGAATGGAAATGTTTCTTGGTCGGGTATTCCTGAATTGCGGGAGGGTAGTCTTTGAGTAAAAAAGTAAAAATACAAAATAAATTTATCGAAGTTTATCGCTCTCTTCTAGTAGGAGATTCAAATAGCGTTTTAATTGAAGCAGTTATGGCAAAATATCAGTCTGAAACAGGTGTTTCAGGTTCAACCGCATATAGACACTGGAACTCAACAAAACATCTTTTTGAATCTAAAAGAGACTGGAATGAATATAGTGGTAAGAAAAAGAAATACATCTCTTTGATTGAAGATAAACCGACATTAGAAATAGAGTCCTTTAATAGAAAGGTCATCGCCATGCATGGGGATGATAGACTTAAGGCATTTGTTCTAGAAACAGTCAGACTTTTTCCAGAACATTTTAAAGAAATAGGGGACGCCGCTAAATTACGAGTTAAAAAAATCAGTATCGAGAAGAAAATTCATAAACATGAAGGAATGTTAAAAGCACTAAAGGTGAAATTAAATGAAATTCACAATCAACAGTAAAGAATTAGAAGAAGCATTGGTTAGCGTTCAATTGAAAGGCAAAGGAGTAGCAGGTGCAGGGTTTGGTAACACAAATCTCGGAAATCATGCTATGTTATACCTTTCAAATGGGACTCTTTCTATTTGGAATGGTAATACGACAGTAGCAGTTAAAGTCGAATTACCTGTTGAGGAAGGCGAAGATGGTGAAGTTTGTGTTGAC